TCGTCTTCATCATCCTCATCTTCCCATTCTTCTTCATCATCATCTTCTTCATCATCATCTTCTTCTTCAGACTCTTCATCATCAGAAACAACAATTTTTTTAGCCTTTTTAGATTTTTTTTTCTTAGAAATCTTTTCTTCCTCTTCATAGTCGTCATCAGAAGATACTTCGAGTTTTTTACTTTTCTTGGATGTCTTTTTCTTAGATATTCTTTCTTCCTCTTCTGAGTCAGAACTACTGTCGGAATCTTCCTGAGAAAGTTTCTTTAATTTCTCACCCGATTTAATTTTTTTAGAAAGATGCTTAGAAGGGAACATTTTTGACAGCAATTTGCGATATTCATGATCATCCATTTCCTCCTCACTTTCGCTATTGCTGTCACTATCAGATTCCTCATTCTTCTTCTTCCTCTTGATAAGTTCCTCGCGCTTCTTAGCATGCTTATTCTGGTCCTTCTTAGATAATTTAATTTGATTGTCACGAGCCATCCTTTCTTTATATAATACATTAAAATTATAATTTTAAATCAAAATCAATTTTATTTTAAAATAAAATACACCCTAAAAATATTATAATATAAAACGAGTTTGCTACTTAAAAGTATTTAAGTTATTTTAAAGAATATAAATAAATCATGTAAAAAGGTATAAATATTTATTGATAATATTAATATATTGTTAAAAATAAAATTGATATATTAAAACAATATAAATGTATTATACTATATTATAAGAGATGTCTAGGTTTGCAACTTCCAATAATCCAATTAATCGTTCAAAAATAGTTGGAATACAATTTAGTATACTATCTCCTGATGAAATTAGAAAGGGTTCTGTTGCGGAAATCACATCAAGAGACACATATATAAATAATAAACCTGTTATCGGTGGCCTATTTGATCCTAGAATGGGTGTTTTAGAACCTGGATTAATTTGCCCCACAGATGGGTTAGATTATATGAAAACTCCTGGATATGCTGGACATATTGAACTTTCTCGCCCAGTATTTTATATTCAATATTTAAGCACTATACAAAAAGTTTTGAGATGTATCTGTTTTAAGTGTAGTAAATTAAAGGTTAGCAAGGAAAAATATAAGCAAGCATTAAAATTAGTAGGTGATGCTCGATGGAAATATGTGTTTAATTTGGCAAGTGGTATTAAGCGATGTGGTGAAGATACTGATGATGGTTGCGGAACTCTACAACCTAATAAGATTAGAAAAGAGGGTCTCGCAACTATGATCGCCGAGTGGAAGAATGATGACTCAGAGGCAGAGCCAATTATTATTAAATTGACACCTGAAATGATTTTGAAGATATTTAAACGAATTTCAGATGATGATGTGTCTTTTATGGGATTTAGTCCTCTTTATTCACGACCAGATTGGATGATTTGTCAGGTCATGTCTGTACCTCCGCCAGCGGTGCGTCCTTCCGTGAAGCATGATGCGCAACAGAGGTCGGAAGACGATTTAAGTCACATTCTGGTGAATATTATTAAGACCAATAAGACACTTCAAGAAAAAATACAAAACAATGCTCCGGCAAATGTGATTGACGATTGGACAACCGTGCTCCAATACTATGTTGCTACGCAAGTGGATAATAAAATTCCTGGTGTGGCTTCAGTAGCTCAGCGTTCAGGCAGACCTTTGAAATCAATTAAGGATCGCTTGAATGGTAAGAGTGGACGTATGAGGGCTTCATTGATGGCAAAACGTGTGGACTTTAGTGCCCGTTCTGTTATTACTGCTGATCCAAATATTTCTATAAAGGAGCTTGGTATTCCAATGAAGATTGCCAAGAATATTACAAAGCCTGTTACAGTGAATGATATTAATAAGGCGTTTTTGACAAAGTTGGTTCAGAATGGTCCTGAGGTGTGGCCTGGAGCTAAAATGTTAGAAAAAGAAAATGGTGAGGTGATTACATTGCGATATTATACAGATCGCAATTCAATTATTCTTGAAAATGGTGATATCGTTCATCGTCATATGATGGACGGCGATGCCATTCTGTTTAACAGACAACCTACCCTTCATAGAATGAGCATGATGTGTCATATTGCTCGTATTATGAAGCGTGGTGATACATTTAGAATGAATGTGGCCGATACAAAACCATACAATGCCGATTTCGATTTGTAAAACTTTTGTGACCATTTATCGTCACAAAATCTCTGGTCGAAAACAGGAAGCGTGAAAAGCGTGCAACTTCCTAGTCAAATGATTCTAATTAAAAAAGCACTTAAATATAAAATATATATGAATAATATAAATGAAACCATCAAAATGTTTAAAACTATCAAAACAGATTTTAGACGATCCAACCAAAAGATATTGCGAAATATATAAAATATTAAATCTTTCTAGTGGTAAAATATATGTAGGACAAGCTGTTTCTCATATACTGAACCATAAAAGATACAGACCTTATGGACACGAAGGCAGATTTAGATGTCACATATCAGAAGCATTTTCAACAAAGAAAAATCAATCACACTATTTAAACAATGCCATCAGAAAATATGGTGTTGTTGATTTTATGGTTGAATTAATTGAATGTTGTGAAATAACAGATGCTGATGAAAGAGAAATACACTACATTAAAGAGTTTAATAGTTTATATCCAAATGGATATAACTTAAAGAACGGTGGTAGTGTATTTACTCATAGTGATGAAAGTAAGAAACGTGTCTCTAATGGAGTAATAAATTATTTTAAAGATAAAAAATTTGAAAGGTTTAAAGATGTCAAACAAATAGATGATGACATTGAAAAGTATATTAAACCTTTAAAAAAATACAATGAGCAATATGGTTGGTATGTCTATATAGACAAGATTAAAGCTGATTTTGGTGGAGTTCATATTTCATTAGAAGAAAGCAAAATAAGTGCAATAGAATTTATTCAGAATTTAAAGAATCATTTGGCGAAACACCTTGATGCGGGAATCCCCTTAGAGCCTTCACTACCACTCACATTTGGAAACAATTGTGAGGAACTCAGTTAATAGCTGAACCCAATGGTAATAATGTGAAGGATTGGGCAATCCGCAGTGTTACTTCCTAACTCCATTATGGTAGGATATGGAAGGCACTCAGAGACTGAACGGGTGTTGGTGAACAATGAAGGATTAACCATCCAGAGTTTGCTTAAGATACAGTCCGGCCCCTTTGGAAACATTGGGGAACTCACCGGGAGATGAAATGAATTTACATATGCCTCAGGATCCTGAGTCCGAGGCGGAACTAAAAAATTTGGCAGCAGTGCCGTACAACATAGTAAGTCCAGCTAACAACCAAGCAATTATTGGTATATATCAGGATTCAATGCTTGGGTCCTATCAGTTCACAAGACCAAACATGACATTTAGCCCAAGAGACGCAATGAATTTGCTCATGATGTTTGATCGCATAAATGAAAAACAATTACTAGAAGTAATTGAGAAAAATGGAGGCGTAAGTAATTTTGATATTTTAAGTCAAATAATGCCGCCTCTTTCAATGAAATACAAGACCAATGCTTTCAAAGATGATAAAGATGACAAGGCTACATCTAATGCCGTAATCGAGATCAGAAATGGTAATTATGTTCGTGGACAAATGGACAAGAGTGTCCTAGGATCCAGAAGCAAGGGTTTGCTACAACGTGTCTGTAACGATTTTGGCAACATGGCCTCTGCTAAGTTTGTCGACGATCTTCAAAATATAATAACTGAATATATGAATACTAGTGCGTTTAGTGTCGGTATTAGTGACTTGATTTCAGATAAGAAAACAAATGATGATATTGTAAAAGTTATTACCAAGAAAAGACAGATGTCAAGAATTTAATTGACCAGGTTCAGATTGGTATTTTCCAGAACAACACTGGAAAGACTAATGAGGAAGAGTTTGAAACTCAAGTGAATAGCATTCTTAACCAAGCTACTTCAGAATCCGGAAAAATTGGTCTAAGTAATTTAAGCAAGGATAACCGTTTTGTAACCATGGTAAAGGCAGGATCAAAGGGTTCAGATCTTAACATTTCCTTTATGATTTCTTGTCTTGGTCAGCAGAACGTAGATGGAAAACGTATTCCTTATGGTTTTGAGCACAGAACCCTTCCTCATTTTACTAAATATGACGATAGTCCAGGTGCTCGTGGATTTGTAGAAAGCTCTTACATTGATGGTTTAACACCTCAAGAGCTATTCTTCCACGCTATGGGTGGTCGTGTTGGTCTTATTGATACTGCTGTTAAGACCTCTACTACTGGTTATATTCAAAGAAGATTGATTAAAGGTTTGGAAGATCTTATGGTGTCATATGATATGACCGTTAGAACAAATAAAAATAAAATAGTCCAGTTTAGTTATGGTGATGATAATATTGATACTATAAAAGTGGAAGATCAGTCAATGCCAATTGTCACTATGAGCACACAAGATATTTATGCTCACTATCTTATTCCAGAGGATCATGGAAAAATTAAGTCATTAAGTAATATATTCTTGAAAAATGTTACTGCTAGATTAAAGAAACAAACTGCTGATTTTATGAAGAAAACAGATATATATGTTGAGATGATGATTACTAATCGTGATTTAATTATTAAAAATGTATTTAAAAATAAAGGCGACACAAATGTCAGTTGTCCAGTCGCATTCTCACATATTATAAATAATATTCAAGGACAATGTAATATAACTATATCTTCGCTAGTAGATATTACACCTCTTGAAGCATTAGATATGATTGAGCATTGCTACCAAAATTTAGAACAAAATTATTATGCTCCACCAACTAATCTATTCAAGACCTTGTTTTATTATTATTTATCACCAAAGGATCTGCTTATTGTAAAACGTTTTAACAAGGCAGCATTAACCCTTTTATTGGATACTATCACAATGAATTACAAGCGTGCCATTATTGCTCCAGGTGAAATGGTTGGAATGATTGCTGCCCAAAGTATTGGCGAAGTTTCAACACAGATGTCCGTGCCGTATGAGTCACAGCATAAAATTATTATTAAGAACAAAAAGACAAATGAATTTCAACTAAAATCTATTATTATGGGTGAATTTTGTGATGAAATTATTAAAACAAATTTGGATAAAACATTTAATACAGGTCATCATAATAGTGTAGAAACTTTATTATCTGATTTAGACAATGAATATTATATAATTGGTGTTTCAGAAGTTGAAAAGACTTCATGGAATAAGATTTCACATGTTAGTAAACATCCAGTTAATGGACAATTAATGAAAGTTATAACCCGTTCTGGTAGAATTGTAGAAACAACTACAAGTCATAGTCATCTAATTAGAAAAGATCATAAGGTAGTTCCAATTACTGGTGCTAATCTTGTTAGTGGTATGCGTATTCCAGTTTGTGCTAATATAGCACAAACCAATTTTGAAAAAAATACTTATGAAAATATAAAACTAGATGCTATTATGGGGTGGTTTATTGGTGCTTATTTAGCAGAAGGAAACCTAAATTATAATGAAATTTCTATTACAAATATTTCAGAGTATTATATTGAAAATACAAAAAAAGTAGCTGCTTTGTTTGGAAAAGAATGTCGTGTTATTGAAAAACAAGGTGTTTATGGTAAATCAATTACTACAAAATTTAATTGCAAAGAATTGGCTAATATATTATTACAAACTTGTGGAAATGGCAGTTTTGTTAAAAAAGTTCCAAATTTTGCTTTTACAGCATCTACCGAATTTAAAGCTGCAATGTTTCAAGGATATTTTGATGGAGATGGTAATTTTCAGTGTGATGATAACCATCATCAAATACGATGTTGTAGTAGAAGCTTTCAATTAGTTAAAGATATGGCGCTTATACTAAATTATTTTGGAATTTTTGGAAATATTAAAACAGAAGAAAAACACAATAAAACATTATATCATTTAAATATTGCCACTAAATATGCTAAAGTATATCAATCAAAAATTGGTAGCATTTTACATTCTGAAAAATTATCTAATCTTGTTGAATATACTGAACGTAATAATATTCAATTCTTATCTGAACAAATCGATAAAATAAATGGTATGAGTGAAATTGTTGCATATTGTGGTAAAATTCTTAAATTACCAGGTCAAAGTAGAACTTATAGTTTTTGGAAAAATAAAGATAGTATTGGAAGGCGAACATTGGAAAAATATTATAAAAATTTTAAGGCGCATGATACTAATAATATGATTGTTAATGAATTAAAAATAATAGAACAAGCAATTACATCTAATGTAATATGGGATGAAATTATTAAAATTGAATATAATACTCCTGATCAGACAAACTTTGTTTATGATTTTACTGTGCCAGGAAATCAAACTTTTATGACTGATAATGGCATCATTATTCATAACACACTTAATACATTTCATTTTGCTGGAGTGGCATCTAAATCCAATGTAACTCGTGGTGTTCCAAGAATTGAGGAGATATTATCACTCTCAAGTGATATTAAGCAGCCAACACTGACTGTTTTCTTGAAACCAGAAGATGAAAGACAGAAGGAGAAGGCACAAACCATCATGTATATGTTAGAGCATACTAGATTAGAAGAAGTAGTAAAGTCTATTGAAGTATGCTTTGATCCGGATGATTTGAATACATTGATTAGCGAGGACAAGGATACAATTGAACAATTTAGAGCTTTTGAAAATATGGTTGCCGAATGCTCAGAATTATCTCTAAAAAGCGATGATATTGAGAAATCTAAATGGATTATCCGAATGGAAATGGATCCTGAAGTAATGCTCGAGAAGAATATTACCATGGATGATATTAATTTCACATTGAAAAATTGTTTTGATGAGCAAGTTAATTGTATTTACTCTGATTTTAATTCGGATAAGCTTATCTTTAGAATTCGAATGAATGAGATAATTAAATCTGGATCAAATAGAGGTGGAGTAAAGAAAACAAGTGTTAACCCATTGGATCAATCTGATCAGATATATATTTTAAAAAATTTACAAGACCAGATGTTAAAGAATGTGGTTCTAAGAGGAATTAAAGGAATTAATAAAGTTATTCTTCGAAAGATTATTGATAATATTGTTGAAAGTAATGGAATGTATAAAAAGCAAGATATTTGGGTTCTAGATACTATTGGAACTAATTTATTAGATGTTCTAGGGCTAGATTTTATTGATAATAAAAGAACCATTAGTAATGATATTGTAGAAATATTTAATGTGCTTGGAATTGAGGCAGCTCGTCAAGCTATTTATAATGAGTTAGTAGAAGTTGTAGAGTTTGACGGAACCTACATTAATTTCCATAACTACTCTGTGCTTGTGGATAGAATGACATTTACTCAAAAATTAATTTCTATTTTCAGACATGGTATTAATAATGACAATATTGGACCTATTGCGAAGGCTTCCTTTGAGGAAACTCCTGAGATGTTCTTGAAGGCTGCTAGACATGCTGAGTTAGATACTCTTCGTGGTGTATCAGCAAATGTGATGTGTGGACAAGAAGGTTTCTTTGGAACTGGCGCATTCCAAGTTATTTTGGATATTGAACAGGCTCAGAAGTTTGATGCTGTTAGCGAATATAAGCCACTAAATATTGATGATGAAATTGACAACTTCTTTGGTAATATTGAGAACCCAGATGATCCTTGTGGAATTAATAAAATTGCTATACAAAATAATGTTGGAACTATTGAGGCAGAGGATATGGGTAACGATAATACTTATAATCCTGGATTTTAAATAAAAGTAATTAAAATCCACTAATAATTTAATATTAAATATATAAGATTAAATATTAAATACTTAATAAAATATTTATGTATGCTTAGCTATAACAAAATTTTCAGTTTAATTATAAAAAAAATTTTACGAACAGAAAATAATATTTTTTCATTTAATTATGATAAAACAGATAAGATTGATTTAATATATAAAGCATCATTTATATCGTATGATAATTTACATTTTAAAGACGGAGAGTTTATTCATTTTAATATAAATAAATTTTTATTTTTAGATAATGCTCTAAATGCATTTATGATTAAAGGACAGAGAGAAAAAGAACTTTTAGATTATTTCTGTAAAATACAAAAAATTTACCATGCTTTACACCCTTGAAGATTTAAAATGGGACAATTTATGAGTAATTTTTTTATGTTTTTATTATAGTAATGACGCATAAAAGTGAGGATTATAAAATTTCTGCCGTAAAATATTATTTGAAAAATAAAGACAATATAAGAAAAACCTGTAAAATTTTTGATTGTAAGAAATCTACTTTACAAAGATGGATACAAAGATATAATTCTACTAAAAATCTTACAAGAAGAAATAGAAAACCATTATCATATAAAATTTCTAAACCACAAGTGAATGCTGCGTTAGATTTATTGAAACAAAACGAACAACTTACTATGAATGAATTATTGGTTGATATGAAAAATAAATATCCTACATTTAATATTACATCTCAACATTTAGGGCAGATTGTTAGAGATAACAATAAAACAAGAAAACGAACAAGGCACGAGCATTTTCCAAAAGAAAGATATAAAAAACCAATAGATAAACAAACAGAATTAGATAAATTTTATAGTAAAGTAAAACAATTTCCAATAAATAAAATTATTTGTTTAGATGAAACCAGTGTGGGTTCTGCGTTAAAACCAACTTATAGTAGATGTAATTTGGGTAGGCGCTGTATAATAAAAACAACAAGTCAATTTGTATTTCGTAAATTTACTTTGCTTGTAGCAATAAGTAATTCAAAATGGGTAGGTAAAGAAATGTATGAAAAAGGTGGTATGACGAAAGAACGATTATTGGAATTTTTAGAAAAACATATTTTTCCAAAATACAAAAACCATCTTATTATTTTGGATAATGCAGGAAGTCATAATAATGAACTAATCAAAAATGCGATTATAAAAAGTGGTAATGATTATTTATTTTGCATCCCTTATACACCGAAAACAGATGCGATTGAAGAGTATTTTAATCAAGTAAAGACATATTTGAAAAAGAATAGAAATGTTGAAAATTACCAACAATTAGAAAATAATGTAAATAAAGCAATTGAAAAAGTAAAACCTGAAAATTATAGAAATTATTTTGAACATGCTTACAATTTGAAGGAAGTAATAAAATTACACAGAAAATCATCAACAAGAAAGCGTAAATTAAAAAATTATAAATAATATACTTAAAAATTAGATGGTTTAAGTATATAGTCAATCATTATGCGATTAAAAAGTGAATTATATAAAAAAGAACAGGAAGAAATAATAGACAAAATAATATCTATATTAGATTTGGAAAATAAAAATACATATACGCTTTATGAATTAGATAAAAACGAAGAAATACAAAAACAAATAATGGAATTAATTCCTGAAATACGAAAATGGTTTTCATTTAATGGGATTAAAGCAGTAGGAGAACCAATTAAAATAAAAAGACCTTGGTTGTCTATAATAAAACATTTGATAAAATCAAAATATAATATGGAAAGTTTAGATTATCATTTTACAGAAAACGGAAAGCATATAAGGACACAGAAATATACTTTTAATATAATTTAACATCTAAATATATTTAAATATATATCCGTGTGTATGGGTTCTTTCACCATATAATACTTTTCTAATATTATGACCATTGATATTTATATTTTTATTTTTTTGTAAGAAATCAATAGCAAATGGGACATAATCAAATGTTCCAATATGTTTTTCATTATAATAAACATCAAAAGGTTTCGGTGGTCCTCTTATACTTTTTTGTAATTTAGTTTTTCGGTTTAACAATTGTTTCATAACTTTTTTATATAATGTTTTTATATGTTGTTCTTCTAATTTTTTACGAATTTCTGGACTATTATAATATTCTTTCATTCTTTCGCTATGTTGTTTTGATATTTCTGGATTATTTTTATGTTTTTCTTTCATTCTTTCGCTATGTTGTTTTAATATTTCTGGATTATTTTTATAAAATTCTTTTTTAGTATCAGACATATTTTTACGATTTTCTGGATTTGAATAATATTCAGTCATTTTTGTAGACATATTTTCACGATTTTCTGGATTTGAAAAATATTCTTGTCGTTTCTTTGATTGCTTTAATCTATTTTCTGGATTTGAAAAATATTCAGTCATTTTTGTAGACATATTTTCACGTGCTTCTGGATGTTTAATAAAATATAATTTTATTTGTTCGCTTAATCTTAATTTATTTTCTGGATTTTCAAAATATGTTTTTACCTCTATTGATTTAGAATCACGAATTGAACTATTACTAAAATATAATTTTGATTTATATGACATTATTTTTTTACTTTCTTCAGTATGGATATATCCACTAACACCTTCACCACCATCAGTCATATTGTATCCATGACCTTTTAAGTAATGTGTATTATAAAATATGATATGTTGTATTTCTAATTGATTTAGTTCATCACGATTACACGCATTATCTATTGCTTTATATTCAATTGAATTTTCGCCATATTTTCGTATTGCTTTAGATAATAAATATTGTGCATCTGTTTTACTAACTATAATATGTTCTTTAATTCTTTCTTCTACTAACTTAGTAGTTTGTCCTATATATTTTTTTCCATTAGGAAATGATATACAATATATAAAACCATATATTTCATTTTCAGTAATATTTATATTTTCCATAGTATTATATTTATAAATAATTATATTTAATTTATTTCAATTTTATTATATTTAGCGAAAACTACTTAAAATAAAATCTTTAGGAATAGTATAAAGATGGAAAAAGAAGTAAATCCACCAACCGACTTTTTCAAAGGAATTAAAATTTCCTTGAAAAGTGTCTTGAAACACCCAGACATTAATTTATCAAAAATTACAAATGCTGTTATTAAGTGTAATAAAATTGTTATTCAAACTTTAATGTTTATGAAACTTTTTTTATTAGACCATTATGATAAGCATAATAAACTACCAATTATAAATGATGAGTTCATAAATTCTTGTATGAAAATATTATGTAATGAAAAAGCAACTGGAAGACCACCTAAAAAGGAAATCAAAGAATTAAAAGATACTTTGAGTGCATTTTACAAAACTGATTTTCAACCACTTATTCAAAATGAAAATTTAGATTATACTCATATGAATACCATTTTAGATTATCTTACTATTGATATTCTTACGATGTATGAGAATAACATAAAGTTTCATTATGTAGAATATGTGGAACGATATGTAAATGTTGTTTGGAAAAAGAAATTTATTGTAAATAAAATAAGAAAAATGAATATTACACAAAAAGAAAAGGAACAACGCGTAAATAATTTATGTAGTCAATTGCGAAAAATAAAAACCGATTTATTGAATGTTACCGAAGGTTCTAAAAATTATAAATCACATACCATGTATCATAATTGGATAAACCGACAAAAACAATTTATTACGCCAAATAAATTTACATATAAAAAGAATAATATTGTTTATGATTTAATGTGTAGTCCTTTTGATTATTTTCCTTGTATGATTATTATGATGAAACAACTTGAAAAAGAAGAACAAACAATTAGTAATGTATTTCCTATGCGTAGTGAAATAATACCAAAACATATAAGATTAGATACAACTACATTAGTTCATCTTCTTATGACGAAAAAACAAGGAATTAAAAGTGAATATTTAACAAAAGGAAACTTGAAACGAAATGAAGATAAAATATGGGAATTCTTTTTTAGAACAGAACGAAAAATGTTTCATAAAAAATATTATGAATTTCATCATATGATAGAAACAGATGGAATAAGTTGCACTTTATTGCTATTGCGTAAGGATTTAATAGGAAAACGACTGCCGATGATGAAAAAGGGGTTATCTTGTGAAACATATATTGATGAAGTAACCGATTATACACAATTACAAAATAAAAAAATAGTGGGTATAGACACTGGAAAATGTGATTTAATTTATTGTGTAGATGCTGATAATAAAGAAGCAAAAAAGTTTAGATATTCACAAGACCAACGCAGAAAAGAAACCAAGAAAAAGAAGTATTCAAAAATACAACTTGAATTGAAAAGGGAAAAAATTAATGGGAAAACAATTATAGAATGGGAAACTGAATTATCAAAATTAAACCGCAAATCACTTAACATAACAAAATTCAAGGAATATATCCAAAAGAAGAGTGAAATAAATGGGTTGTTGTTTACCTTTTATGAAAAATATATTTTCAGGAAACTACGCTTACAAAGTTATAGAAATACCAAGAAAAGCGAACAAAAAATGTTAAATAATTTCAAACGCATTTTTGGTAATGAAAAGGAGGTTATCGTATGTTTTGGTGATTACGAACAAAAACAACATATGAAATTCAAAGAAGCGACCAAAGGAAAAGGAATGCGAACTTTGTTTAGAAAAGCAGGATTTCAAACATATTTAGTAGATGAATTCAGGACATCGTGTAGATGTTCCAAATGTGAAATAGGTATTTGTAAAAAGACAATGGTTAGGGAAAATCCAAAACCATTTAGAAGCGGTAATGTTTTAGTTCATGGACTGATTTGTTGTAAAAACGGATGTGGTTATTGGAATAGAGATGTTAATGGTGCTACAAATATTTATAAAATTGCTTATAATGCGATAAATAAAAAAGAAAGACCAATTTATTTATCAAGAAGCAAGAATACTTCAACTGGTTTAGACGAGCCAGTAAAACCAAAATTTACATGCCTTGAAATAGGCAAACCTTGTTGATTTTTAGTGGGTTTTGTCCCATTTTAAATCTTCAAGGGTGTAAATAAATTTGCCTTCATATTTAAATATAATAAAGCAAAAATTGTTGTCAATACAGATATGGAGTTAAATGAAATAAATGAAACTAGTAATAATGTTATATGTTTATATCAAGAAAAAGCAAAATATCTTTTTAGAATATTTGATATTATAAAAATAATAAATATATCACTTAGTAATTCATGTAATTTTAGTTTTTTTGCGGAACCTTTATGTATAAAAAATCCATATAATAATATACCTTTTAATAAAAGCACCTTATATAATATTTATTATTATGTAATAGAGAGACCTAAATTATTAATAAAATTTAATATACTTGAATTATTTTTAAAATTTCATGAATGTCATTTTAACTTAACTAACTTTTTAAGTAATTATGAATATTTATTAAGGGAACATAGTATAAAAAATCATACTAGAAATAGTATAAATGATGATTTATATAATAAAATTAAAATTATGTTAGATATTTTTAATAAAAATAAACTTGAAAAAAAAAAAATTAATATATCTCCTGAATTTCCAAAGGAAATAGTAGTAAAAGTATTTAAACCATATTTACTATTATTTACTAATAGTAAAAATTTATTGATACCAATTCTTAAAAGAAAAGCTGCGTTCAAATTATATAATAAATTATTAAACTTTCAAAAATTTAATCCCCTATTTGGAAGATTAAAAATTACATATATTAAAAAAATAATTAATAATCAAGTAAAAATAGTTAAAATTAATAAAAAATATAATGATAATCATATATTATTTGAAAATAATAATAATAGTAAATTTTTATGTGATCATTTATCATACACACATAAACATTATATAATAACCATGAACACATATTATGAAGATAATATAGAAGAGAATGATAGTGATGATGAAGAGGAAGATAATGAAGAATATGATGAAGAAGATAATGTTGTATCATCAGAAGAATTTGATATTGAAAACGAAATAATATATGTTGAAGAGGCGTAAATTACAAATATAATTTATTAAGCTTTTACTTCCTCAGTACTGGAACTATCGACAATTAAAAATCGCCTCTTTTTAACATTTTTTTTAGAAGCATTATTACCTATTATTTTAATATTTTTTTTAGATTTATCATGTTCCTTAACTTGTTTTGCTTTTTTAGCTTTCTTAGGTTTTTCTACTGACTCTTCTTCAATTTTATGTGAGACAGGTGATGTTTCTTCAATTACTAATTTTTTCTTCTTTGGTTTTACAACAGGTTCATCCGAATTACTCTCAATAACTATTCTAACTGGTTTTTTCTTTTCATATTTAGTTTTAATTGGCTTTGTAAAATTTTCCAAATAATCTTCAATAGTTATTTGCTCATCAATATCTTGATTAATTTTCTCTCCACATTCATCATTTAATTTATCGAGAGAAATAAAAATCTCATTTTTATCAGATTGAATAAGTTTAAGATTTGGAACATTTTCAGGTCTAAATCCTGGAATAACTATAAAAGCAAACTTATCATCTTTATCACCATAAGCAACAAATTGATGTTTTTCATATTTGCTTTGTAAAATCCATTTCTGAGAAATAAAAATAGTGGGAATTTTATATTTTAAAATAAGCAACCAAATATCAAGTGTAGTTAAAAAATAATTATCAGTATATATTAAATTTAAAAATGATAATGTTTTTGAATGAACTTGGTCACCCAATGTTTTTTTACCTTCAATAATTAAAATATCAATAATCTTATCAGCATGCTCTGGCAAATATTTTTTATATTCATCATATAACTCATTTTTAATTTGATTCATTGTTAGACGACTACCTGTTTTTTTTTCTATTAAATCAATTATAAAGTTAAATGTACAGAATTTATATTTACTGTATTCTATTTCAGAGTAGTTTTCTGGAAAACAACTTTTCCAAATAGCTGATTTAATTTTTTCATTAATAATTTTCTCGCATACTTTTTCATTATCTCTACCGATAGCATGATCAAGAGAAGGAATTTGATTTTCATAAACTTGTGTAATTATAGGTTGAGTTTCATCATAGGAATTATAATGTACATATTTATTTGTAATGGTAGGAATTAAAGTTTCAAAATATTCTTTTGTTAATAAAGATTGGATTAAAATAATTTCATTATCACGTAAATTATAACCAATATTACCAAATGATAAATAAGTTTGAGGTTGTAACATAAATGATTTAATTCTATTATACCTAATTAATTCATCAGCCATTTTACCATAATAAATGGGTTCATTTTCTTTATTTGTTATAAGATTTTTCTCAGGTAAAATTAAATTACAATCATTATTTTCAGATACAGCACACAAATTAGGTGTAGCACTACAGTTTTCTTTATTCTTTACAATACAAGTTGAAATTTCATTAATTAATTTGTAATAATTTTCGTCTCCAATAAACTGAATTTTTTCTTTAACTAACTCATTTAATAAGTCTATCATATTTCTTAGTTTTTCTGAATAAATAATATATTCTTTTAAAATTTCCTTTTCGATTTTCTCTCGTATCTTAGCATTTTCGTAATTATTTAATAAAATTCTAATAGTATTTCTGAAAACATTGTAAAAACTAGTTTCTAATTTTATTTTTTTTATATAATCAACACGTTCTTTATCTACATCTATTTCTGTTGTAATTGGGATATCACTAGATAACATAGGTTTTGATTTAGAATTAATAATATAATTGCTATTACTTATAGAAGGCAAATCTAATTCAGCACTAATTTCATCTGCGCGAATAGGAGTAGATAATTGAATAAATTGATTTGTATTTATTAGTATTCCAACAATCATAACATCATCTTCAATAATTTTAAATTCTGGTTTACAAGGTATATCTGGCTCATCACGGCGTTTTTTGCTTCTTTTGTCTAACTTATTAAGAAACTGAACTGTATTTTCATAAGTATTCCATAAACTTACATCATTCATAAATACAAAATCTAGATCCTTTTTAAGGTCTTCATTTAAATATGATGGATAACAAGGAACAAAACAATAACGGTCTGATGGTCCTGGTTCTTCAGCAACAACTCCAATTACTTTATTACTGAAATTTAATACTAATTTGAGAACTTTATATTCATATTTATCTAATTTTTGGACTAGATCATATAAAAGTAAAGGTCTTTTTGCTTTGTAAATAGTTGGCATACTTTCTAGTGGTCTACATATCATATTGAAGAATGGTTTAATAATTTCTTTAAAAACAGCTCTCATAGTTTTTGATAATTTTGGATCATATTCTTTGAATTCTTTGATAATACTGATATTACTATTATTATTGCTAGAAGTATATGAATAAATGGGTTCATAATAACCTTCCTCTTTTATTAATATTATGGTTGGTTTTCGTGCTTCATAAAATTCATTAGAATAATGATTAGATGGACATAATAGATTTACATTATTTGTAATGTCATCATTTGGTATTTGAAATATGATTAGATTTACACCATTTGGAAATAAAAATTTATTTGGCATACTAATAATATCCCATAGATAAGTATGATCTATTATAGCATCAGGATCATTTAGATATGCTTTAAAGTTTTCAAACGCACTAACAATCTTTGAATAATAAGCCAAATCCGTTGGTTTTGTCATATCTAATTTTGAAAACATTTTTGAAGTATTATATTTATTAACATCTACTTTCTTATTAATATCTTGAAAATCAGTAACTAAATTTCCATTTTGATATTTAATAAAGCTATCAATTGTTAAAGATTTTATAATAAGATTTTTCATTTCTTGTATGTTTAAAATTTTGGTAGATTTAACTGCTGATTTATTTTCTTTATCTGTTACCTTTTTAGCATAAAAAAGAATATCAGACATACATGCTATAAATGATTGGTTTTTGTTTAACTCAATACCGTGACGAAGTAGACAAGGATGATTTTCTTTAAGATTTGTATTTGTTTTACTTATTTGGCAATCAGCATTTGATTCATGAAGCATTGTTTGTATTTCAACAGGCAAATATCCCCATCTACCTTGTTCAAGTGGAAATTTATCTGGACCCTTAATATAATCCTCCTGATTGTCCTTTTCTTTTACAACTTTTTCTTGGTCTTTTTTATAACATTTTTTCATGGCAGCTATTCTACCCTCTGTATTATATTTATCAAAACAGCAAGGAAGACAAAGACCATCAGGATGTTTGTCTGGAATTAAACTTGGATATTTTTTATTATCTTTTTTTCCAGGTGTATTGCTATAAAATTCATATATATAATATCCTGGTTTTACTTTTTTCTCTCCTTTTGGCAATACCTTACCACATTCTGTATGTTCAAGTTCTATTTTACCATCCTTACCTTTAACCTGTTTTAAATCAGCTGGATCTATAATTGTATTTGTTTTTAAACACCAATAACGTGGGCAAATATAATTAAATTGTTTGCTTTCATCAGAACCATATTTGATAACATCTTCTTCTCTTAAAAATCCAGGATGTTCTTTATTAATTTTATCTAATTGAGTATCTGTTAAAATAACTGGTTGTCTTCTCATATTTGAACTACAAGTTCTAGGATATGAATTATATTGAGGTGTATCTTCCTTTAAAATTAATATAGGATCTTTTTTCTCAATTAAAGTCTGAAAATAATATGGTTTCTTTAATTTCATACCATCAATATTACGTGCCATAGTTTCTTCTTCCTCTTCCTCTTCTGTTTCCTCTTCTTCTTCTGTTTCCTCTTCTTCCTCTTCTTCTCTTTTCTTATTTGATAAAGGTTTTGCCAAATCTTCTTCATCTTCGTCTTCCGAAGTATCTTCTATAACCATTCTAACATTTTCACTCCGTTTAGAGCTACTTGATTTTGGTTCTGGCTCCAGTTCTAATATCGGTATATCCTTGCTGCTAGATTTTTTCTTTTCAACTTCAACTACAATTTCTTTTTTCTTATTACTAGAAGTTTCTTTTTCTGGTTCCTCTACAGGTTTTTCTTCTTTATTACTAGACATTTCTTTTTTAGGTTCCTCTAAAGGTTCTTCATTTTCAGTTTCAGATTTAGAACTAGAAACCCCAAAGGATTTTAAAGTTTCTGCACTTTCTGAATTATCAGGTGTTGGTCTATTAGATACTTCAGTTTCAGATTTAGAACTAGAAACCCCAAAGGATTTTAAAGTTTCTGCACTTTCTGAATTATCAGGTGTTGGTCTATTAGATACTTCAGTTTCAGATTTAGAACTAGTTTCTTTAGTTTCAGATTTAGAACTAGAAACCCCAAAGGATTTTAAACTTTCAGCACTTTCAGATTTTTTAGATTTTTCAGAACTTTTTTCACTAGGAATAGATTGTTCGCTAGAACTGTCAGATTTTTCAGAACTTTTTTCACTAGGAATAGATTGTTCGCTAGAAGAACTGTCAGATTTTTCAGAACTTTTTTCACTAGGAATAGATTGTTCGCTAGAACTGTCAGATTTTTCAGAACTTTTTTCACTAGGAATAGATTGTTCGCTAGAACTGTCAGATTTTTCAGA